GGCATTGCAAGGACGCTTTGAGCATGGCAGAATAGTGCTTAATAAGGAAGAGGATTGGTCTGAGTTCGTTGACCAGTTGCTTATGTACCCAAGTCAGGGGGTGCATGATGATCTTCCTGATGCATTAAGTTATATAGATCAGTTGTCTATAACCTCATATTTTGAGGCAGATGATGAAGACGAGTGGACACCCGTGGACATTATCAGTGGAGTATAGATGGCTGTAGAAGACTCATTAGACATATTTGGTAGTGATCCCTTTGGGCGTGACTACTTGTATGGGCTATCTACTGGTCGTGATGGTCAGGGTCTTGCGCCTTATGGGTTTCGGTATGCTGAAAGTGTAAATCAGCCTACAACTGCCAAGGGTCGGGGTTACCTTGGCAATGTTGGAACTATGCAAGACCCAATGACAGAGTTGTCAGCCTCGTCAGACTTTGGCGGTAGGACAGTTCGTTATCCTTTGATTGTGCCGACACTGACGGCTGATGAGTTGAACCTATTGCGTTCTGGCGGTGAGCCTACACAAGAGATATATGGCAAGGCGCAGCAGTATGCGTTAGGTAGGTTGTCCCGTGGTCAAGACCCATTCGCTACAACTCAAGAGTTGAGGTATCCGCAGCCAGAGGGATTTAACCCTGCGCCACGGGTAGCAGATCAGGTTCAGGAATCTCCAAGAGGTTATATATCAGGATTGTTTTCTGATGCTGTGAATCTGCCTTTGCAATATATGAGTTCGCCTGAGAGGACTCAGCAGATGCAGGGGGCAGCACAGTTCCTGTATGGCACTGGCATACCCAAGACTTTAGAGCGTATCTCCTATGGAGATTCGTTGTTCTCAGGTGCTGGTGGTCTAGGCGGTACAACTCGTATGCGCCCTGAGACTGCTGACGCACTGATGAATGTTGCTCCTTTTGCAAAGCCAGCAGCGGTGATAGCTAACAGAGCCGCAATGACTGCTGGTCGTGCTGGTGCTAGATATGCTGAGAGGGTTGTCCCTCAAGTCATGGAGCGTGGTGGTTTGCCAGCGCAATTGCTTGGGGAAATTAGCCAAGGAAGTAGAAGTCAAGTTTATAGGCCATCAACCCCGCAAAATATTGATCCAACAGTAGGAACACGGTATCAACGTGAGTACCTTGGTGGGTTAGCTGAAAAGACTCCAATTAAGATTGAAGATTATCAAGGCGCAAGTGCAATGTTGATGCCTTGGGATAGTTCTAGCCGTAATTTGCGTATCTCATCTATATCTGATGAATTGTTGCCTAACCCTGTTATAACGCATGGCGGTCAAGATTATGCAAGAGACTTGGCTCACATTGAGCAGGGTATTGGTGGTGCGTCTGGTTTCAGTATTGCAAATAGAATTAAAGCCCGTGATGCCTTGGCAAGAATTGAAAATATCAATCAAGGTGGCACTGGTGAGATATTACATTTACCTGTGACAATGGGTGTAGGGGCTGAGAATTTTTCTGTGATGCCTGTTGAGGCGTTAATGCAAATTGCAGATATGCGGCAACTAAGCAAGGAAGCAATTAAAGAATTTGATGATAGTGTCAGAAACTATACGGTAGCAAAAGGCACTGGAAAAGATAGAAGAATACTGACCCCATTTAAAGATTTTAAAGGAATTATGACTGAGGAAGGTCGTAGTCAAATATATACGGGTGAAGGTGTTGAATCAACTGCTGGAGAATTGCGTAAGGCAATTACAGATCGATTTTATCTAAAAGAAAACCAAAAAAGATTTGGTTTCAATGCTGAAGATTTGCAGAATGCAATTATTGATCCTGCACTTGCTGGAATTCAAAAAGGTTATGTAGGTAATACCGCATTGATGACAAACCCAGAGGGTATGTCATTAAGACCATCAGCAAATAGAACTTACAATACTGATTTTACTGCTGAATATCAAGGTACTCTTGGTCAAAATATTCCAGCAGAAGTATTGTTTCCAAGATTATTCCCAAATCTAATGCAAGAATTTTCAGGAAAACAAGGTGACATTAGAAATATGGCACTTGGTGCTTTGGAAAAACGCAAGCAAGGTGTTGCAGAAATGATTGACCAGCAAGTAATCGACAACTACTATCGGTATTTGGAAAATCAAAAAGCACAAGGACTCAATACAGCTATTCCATCCCCCACATACTCTGACCCCTTTGGAAATACAATCGGTTCATCAATAAGGTAACAATATGGCAACAAATAAAGAAGTCAAGTTAGAACAAAACGAGTTTTATGAGCCAACTGAGGCTGATAAAGAACTGACCGATTTTGTTACTGACCATTGCAATAGATGGCGTGACTATAGAGACACCAACTTTCTCCCTAATTGGCTGGAATACGAGCGTATCTTCCGTGGTCAATGGGCATCTGAAGATAAAACCCGTGAGTCAGAGCGCAGCCGTATCGTAACTCCTGCTACTCAACAAGCAGTTGAGACTCGTCACGCTGAAATCATGGAAGCTATCTTTGGTCAAGGTGACTTTTTTGACATTGAAGACAATATCCAAGATGTAAACGGCAATCCCATTGATGTTGAGATGATTAAGAATCAACTCGTTGAGGATTTCAAAAAGGACAAAATCAGAAAAGCTATCGACCAGATCGAATTGATGGCTGAAATCTATGGCACAGGCATTGGCGAGATTGTTGTCAAGACTGAAAAAGAGTATGTCCCCTCAACTCAACCTATTCCTAATCAGCAGGGTCAGGCAGCTATTGGCGTAATGGAAAAAGACAGAATTTCTGTCAAGATCATGCCTGTCAATCCCAAGAATTTCTTGTTTGACCCTAACGGCACAAGCATTGATGACTGTATGGGCGTGGCTATTGAGAAATACGTTTCAATTCATAAGGTTGTGCAAGGTATTGAGCGTGGAATCTACCGTAAGGTGGACATTGGTACTACCAGTGAGGATACTGACCTTGAGCCTACCCAAGAGGTATCACAGTATCAGGATGAGAAGGTTCTTTTGTTGACCTACTACGGGTTAGTTCCCCGTGAGTTTCTTGAGAACATGAAAGAGAACAAAGATATTGTTGAGTTGTTCCCTGAAAACTCAGCGGCAGAAGACTATACCGACATGGTTGAGGCCATTGTTGTGATTGCCAATGATGGGATGCTCTTAAAGGCTGAAGAAAATCCATACATGATGAAAGACAGGCCAGTTCTGTCTTACCAAGATGATACTGTGCCAAACAGGTTGCTTGGTCGTGGTACGGTGGAAAAAGCATTCAATATGCAAAAGGCTATTGATGCTCAGACCCGCAGCCACTTGGATTCACTGGCATTGAGTACCTCTCCCATGATGGCAATGGATGCAACTCGCTTGCCCCGTGGTATGAAGTTTGAGGTAAAGCCCGGAAAAGCTATTCTGGTCAATGGTTCTCCTAGCGAGATTTTGTTCCCATTCAAGTTTGGCGCAACTGATCCAAACAACCTTGCAACTGCCAAAGACTTTGAGCGAATGCTGCTACAAGCGACAGGAACTCTAGACTCCAATGGCATGATTAGCCAAGCTAGTCGTGATGGTGGCGGTATGTCGATGGCGGTTGCCTCCATCATCAAGAAATACAAGCGCACATTAGTGAATTTCCAAGAAGATTTCTTGATTCCATTCATTAAGAAGGCTGCTTTTAGGTTCATGCAGTTTGATCCAGAGCGTTATCCCTCTGTTGATATGAATTTCATCCCTACGGCAACTCTTGGCATCATTGCTAGGGAGTACGAGCAGCAGCAATTCATTGGTTTATTGCAGACTTTGGGTGCAAATACCCCTGTTTTGCCTATTTTGCTTAAAGGAATTGTTGGAAACAGCAGTTTGTCTAACAGAATGGAATTGATGGCTAAGTTAGACGAGATGATGAAGCCTGATCCACAAGCTCAACAGATGCAACAGGCACAACAACAGTTGGCTATGCAAGCGGCACAGGCTCAGATTGCTGTAAATACTAGCCAAGCAGAACAAAACCATGCTGAAGCACAGAAATTGATAGTTGAAACACAGCTAATGCCTATGGAAATACAGGCTAAAAACATGGCTGCAACTACCAAAAACTTGCCAAATCAAGACGATTTAGCCTCAAAAGAGTTTGATAAACGGGTCAAGATTGCTGAATTGATGCTTAAAGAGTCTGACATTAAGAATAAGGCAAAGATTGTTGAGTTACAGATGGCAGACAAGCAGAATCAAAGCGTAAAAGATAATGAGTTCCTGAAAAGCGTTATTGGTGCGTAATGGATTTTAAGAAAATCCTCTTGTCGGATGCGTCAGCGGATGCGAAAGTCTCTGCTATTGCACTCATGCTTGATAAAGAGTTACCCAAGTTGGTTGACAAGGTTGATAGCGTCAAAAAACTCAAGGGTGAACAAGGTGACCGTGGTCTTCAAGGCGATAAGGGTGATGCTGGAAAAGACGGAAAAGACGGCAAAGATGGTCGTGATGGCAAGGATGGTACGTCTGGCAAGAATGGCAAAGACGGTGATGATGGTGTTTCAGTTGTAAATGCCAAAGTTGACTTTGACGATACCCTAGTCTTAACCTTATCTAATAAGAAAGAGATTAATGTTGGTGAAGTCAAGGGTGACAAAGGCGAAAAGGGTGAAAGAGGTGCTGCTGGCTTAAGCGGTGCAATCTTCCAAAATTATGGTGCTTTTTCTGACTATCAAACTCAAACTACTACTGCTAATACAGCAACTGCATTGCTAGTTAGACAGACTGACTATAGTCATAATGTTACTGTAGTTAATAATGGAAAAATTACTTTTACAGAAATTGGCAAATATAACATTCAATGGTCAGCACAGTTTAGAAATACTGATAATCAAGATAATGATGTAAGTATCTGGTTACGTTATAACAATGTTGATGTTGTAGGAAGTACAGGACTTATAAGTATCCCATCTTCTCATGGTGGAACAGCAGGACACACGATTCAATCATGGAATTTCATTGTTGATGTTGCCAATTCAGGCGATTATTATCAATTTTATTGGTCTACAACCTCTGCTCAAGTGACTATTCCTACTTTTCCTACACAAACTAATCCTGTCAGGCCATCCACTGCTTCAGTCGTAATAACTGCTCAACATATAGGATTTTGATGACTCCTGAACTACAAAAGTACTACGAAGACCGCTTTTCCATGATGTCTATGGACGGTTGGAAAGAATTGACTATTGATATTGACAATATGATAGAGTCACTCAATAATATAAGCGTTATTCCTGATGAAAAGACCTTGATGTTCAAAAAAGGTGAACTTTCCATCTTGACTTGGCTGAAAACCTTGAAAGAGGTCAGTGAACGAGCCTACGAGGAATTGAATGAAAAGAATGTTTGATTTTGCCTGTGAAAACGGGCATAAAACAGAAAGACTTGTTGATTATGAGACAACGAGTTTTCGATGTGAGTGCGGAGAAACAGCCAACCGTACTCTATCTGCTCCAAACTTCAAGTTAGAAGGGTGGTCTGGTTCTTTTCCATCAGAGCATGGGAAGTTCGAGAAAAAACATCTAGATCAGTTGAAGTGGGAGCAAAAGCACAACTCATAAACAGCAATGTCGAGTTGAATGTCCTAGAACCGATAACGGCAGGAAAAAGGTAAAAATATGTTGATTGACAATGAAGATGAGTCGCTAAGTGAGTTAGATGCAGTCGAGCAAAAGAAGCAACTACCTGAAGTAGCACCACTAACTGAGATGCCTGAGAAATACAGGCAGAAATCTTTGGAAGAAGTGGTCAAAATGCACCAAGAAGCTGAAAAGCTGATTGGAAAGCAAGCGCAGGAAGTTGGGGAAGTGCGAAAGCTGGCAGACGAACTTATAAAGCAAAACCTCTCCTCTAAACAGCAACCTATTGAGAAAGAGCCTGAAGTAGATTTTTTTGAGAATCCACAAGAGGCAGTTCGCAGGACTGTTGATAACCATCCTGATGTTTTGGCGGCTAGACAAGCTGGTCAAGATTTCAGGAAGATGCAGATTCAACAAAAGCTGGCGCAAGAGCATCCTGATTTTGGTCAGATTGCTCAAGATGCAGACTTTGTGAATTGGGTGAAATCTTCACCTGTTCGCCTTGGTTTGTATGCAAAAGCTGATGGTGAATATGATTACGACAGTGCAAATGAATTGTTGAGTACCTATAAACAGTTGCGTGGCGTTAAGACAAGACAGACTACAGATGCAGGGGAAACTCAGCGCAAGTCTAGTCTTAAGGCAGCGGGTGTTGATGTAGGTGGAAGTGGGGAGTCTGGAAAAAGAGTCTATCGAAGGGCTGATCTAATTCGGCTGAAAATGAGTGACCCAGATCGTTATGAGGCGTTAAGCGGAGAAATCATGCAAGCGTATCAAGACGGTCGGGTTAGATAATTTAACTAATC